TGTAAGAGAATGCAAATCCCTTACGATCCTGCTGACCGATTTTTACGCCAGATGCGATTTCAGCTGTACCATCACAAACGTCAAATGCTTCTGGAGAGTAGAATGCTTCGATAGTTGCACCGAAGTCTTCTTTGGACAACAGGGACAGATACTTAATGTTATCAGCATACTGCTTGTTCTCTTCACCACCTGATGGTTTCTCAGTTACATTAACAAGACCATTCCAACCATGGCCTGTACCATACCAGTTGCCGGCAGCAACGTAGAGCATTCCTCTATCTACGCCAGTAGAGTAAAGCTTTTCGCCAATTGCGTCCCAAACTGTTCTCATATTGTTTCCTCCTATACAATTGTTCTAAACGGAAAGTAATGCATGTTGTCTTTCTGATATGGCCTTTCCGCCATTGTGTATTCCATATCTAACAACTTGTCCGGAATATCTGATACCGGACTTCTATCAATGTAAATGACAGTATAAGGAGTATTGATAAAATACGCCCTATTGTCAGCATTGACTTTTTCAGGAGCTCCTTGTGTGTATACTATGCAAGGGAACTCCATTTTAGTGTTTACCGTTGGTTGAAAGTATACCCTTTGTTTATCACTGGGTTTATCAGTTGTTCCAAGGATCTCCACTAACTTCCGATGAAGGATCAGTCTCTTCTCTTCCCTGGTCATCGTGATATACCTCCCCTAACGTTATTCTATACCGAGGTCTATCAAGTTCTGGCTCCACGGCAGTAATTTTCCATTTTACGCCATCAATTTCAACATACCTAGCATACGCCTTGTGCTCCTTGAGAAAAGGATTAATTACTACACTAATCTGCGTACTCATAACAATATCATCATGAATACTGGAGCCAGGGGTATACATATTTGCAGTTGGCCTAACATAATACCAGGAATAAGATTTCTCTTCGATAGAGTCCTCATACACACCTGGATATGTTTCGACTTGAACGGCAAAGCCAATTACGCCGTGATCTTTAGCCATAACTTTTTACCTCATTTTGAACTTTTTATCAGCCTGCGTTATTACCTGCTGCAGCACGATTCAGAAGCACTGTGATAGCGCTGAAAGGTTTGATTAACGCACCGGACATTCTGGTTTCTCTCAGATACTCGAACTGGTTGAACTTGATGTCGAAGCCATCGAACAGACCCTGCTCTTTGTTTGTATCGCCACCGATATTGTAATCTTTAGGATTAACAATGATAGCCATCAAAGGTTTGCTGTCGATCTGGACATTCTCCATAACTTCAACAGTTACGATTCTGGAAACACGAAGAGCTGTAGCGAGTTCAGCTTCGCTCTTGTACATTCTGTAGCCATCTCTGTCTTTAAGCAGTAAGCATTCTGTAAGAACATCTTCTGTTGTGAAGCAGATTGGGTTACCGGAACCTTTGTAGTCTTTACGAGCTCTAACTACATCATCGATGAACTGGGTGTAAACTTCAGAATCTGTAGCGTTTGCTGCAACAGAAACATTCTTCTTGATGTTGAACAGTGGAACATCTGTAGCGATAGGTCTAACACAGTTCTCATCGATCTTGTACTCGTCATCGCCAAGTCTACCATCACCGATAAGGATAGCACGGGCCTTTTCCTCATCCAGCATGATGCTCATTTCTTCTTTGATCCATGCAACAGTATCAAAATCTTCGATATCCATAATATCATCGCGGTCTAAGCGCTGGTATTTATAGATGGTTGTTGGGTGGGTCTTTCTCTTTAACAGAGTGAATACTTCAGTAGCTTTCTGGTGACCTTTGATGTAACCTTTAGCTCTTGCTGCATCTTCTGTAATATCTGCAAATACAGATTTAACATTCTTGTAAGGTGTTCTATGAACAGAGCTCATAAGAACTCCTACCCAGGATGTATCTCTACCGATAAATTCTGGTCTTGGGGATGCAGCTTTTGCTTCTGGGAAGAGCATGTTCAAATCTCTTACACCATAATTCTGAGTTGCTGTTGCAGATGATGGCAATTCCATGCCAGTGGTGTCGATGCTATGAGCGATGCAATAATCGCTATAGGTCTGGCTTAAGCTGGTGTTGTTACGTTTAGCGGTATCAATGATTTCTTTAATATCGCTATGGGACAATACATTTTCCTGTACACCGCCGTTTTCTAAATCGTTTTCGAAAGCGCTATGTTTCATTTCGTTACCTCCATTGTCTTCTTCACCGGAATCTTCTCCGGCATTGTCTTTGGCCTCTTCCATGGCTCCAATTGCGGCAGCAATAATGTCTTTTTGCTCTTTTGGCAGTGCTTCAAAATCTTTTGAAAGTTCTGCTCTAGTTTCATCACTAGTTTTGCCGCCATCGGCCAATTTGGCAAAGGCTTCTAAAATTTCTTGTGCATCTTCTGGAAGATTGTTAACGGCATCCATCAAGGTTTTGCCTTTCTCATCTTCCTTTGGTTCTTCTTTGGCATCTGCGTGTTCGATGTCATCACCTTCTTCAGATACTGGTTCATCAGGATCTTTTGGATCTTCTGGGTCTTTAGGTTCATCGTCCTCATCAGAATGAACCATGATTTCACAACTGTCATCATCTGAATTATTCCAGAATACCATTCCTTCTTCTCCATCGACGCCATGCTCAAAGAAAGTTTCGATGTAAGCTTCTGGATTTGCACCGGCTAATACCAAACTTACTTCTGAAATATCGCCATGGACGACATTGCCGTCAGATTCCCTTACATGATTCGCGTAAATTGAAAGTGCAGTAATGCATCCGGAATGAACAAGTTCTTTAGATTCAAGCCCAGATTCATTATCATTAAATTTACCGTATCCGTAGGTCCCTTGTCCGGGCCTATCTTCAAGCAACATCTTACCGACAACATTTTCAGGAGCATTATGCTGGTGGTTCCATACTAATGGAACAACTTTACCATTGCAATGCGCAAATGCGCCGTTACGAATAACTCGTTTATCTGAACAAACAACGTTATTCTTTGTAACCCATCCAGAGAAGTCGAAATCCTTTTTTAGGTCTTCTTTTCTTCCCATTTTGACGTTTCCTCCTTTTGTTGTTTATCGTCACCCGTCTTAATCGGATTCTGCAATTCCTCATCTGTTGCATTCAGATTCTTATTTCTAAGTTCGTCTGCTCTAGGGTCATCGACAGGTTTGAATCCCATAATGGCTCTAAGTTCATTGGATGATAATATTGCATTTCTCGTAAGTTTATCTGCGATTTCAGCAAGCTGAGCTGCAGGAACTATACGGAACGGGTTACGAGAGTATTTAATTCTTTCGCCTTCCTGTAATTTTTCCTTTGGAATCCATTTTCTGGTCATCTCCAAAGTAAATACTTCAAGAATTGGTGCTATCGTTGTTTCGTAATAATTCAAGATAGTCTTTTCGTCGGCAGTTCCATCGAATATTGATTCAGTTAATCCACATTTATTGTAAATTTCCTGTTTAAGGTCTTTTACCTGCTGGTATAAGTTGTTTTCAACAGAACGATTAAGCTGTATAATCTTTTCACTGACGTCGGAATAAGCTACACCATACTTAGAATTAGCAAGTTGCTCTTCCATTTCTTCTGTACGTTCTTTGGCACTTTGTTTTCGCTTGTCAGTTCTTGTCGAATACGGCAACTGAATAATAATGTTCATTTTGCCATTGTATGCATCGTTATCTGCTCTATCCAGCAAAGCCTGCTTAGCAATCAGTCGCTTTGTCAACGAGTTTTTCGCATTCATAATCTCATAAAATGGATTCTGAACGATCGTACAATATTTTTTAGGCATTACGATATCTTCTTTTCTGCCTGTTAACTCGTTGTATACTTTAACCTTTACAACTTGCGGACCCCATTCTACGACTTGGCCGATTCTCATGTTCGTAATATCAGTCACTTCATCGTCTTTATTCGTTTCCCAATGAATAGGGACAGCTGCTATAACTCCTTCGTCTAGCATGGAATAAAAGAACGATATCAGAAATGACTTAGCATCCTGGTCTATATTCGGACTGATTTTTAAACATGTTCCCAAATTACTCTTAACGTCATCTTTATAATTTTCATTATCGTCTACAATGACGTGTTTGATTGCGCATGAAGCAGCATCTACAGCAATTCTTGAGAATATCGTTGACACATCGGACCTTTCCGAGAAAAATGACGGGTATATACGATCCTGTCTTTCAGTCGTCAACGTTACATAAGGCTGTTGCTCATACGATTGATACGGATGGTCACGCCCTCTAAAGGCGTCCCAACTTCGCTTAATTCTTTCGCTAAAAGATGGCATTGGTTATCTCCTTCTTATTTTGAACTTTTATTCGAATAGGTCTGCATTCTCTTTGTATGCGACATATGCATCCAGCATCGCCGCAACATTATCGATTTTCTTATCGTTTCGAAGCTTTGTAAGCATTCTGTTACCATTTATGTCTTCTTTTACAACGCAGTTACCCATTGCAAATTTCATAAGTTCTTCATCAAACAGTAACATTCTTTCTTCTGAGAATTTCTTGAGCTCTCCAAGTGGAACTGACTCTGTTTTAGCACCTTGTCGAACTGTAACAACACCAAATTCGCCATTATCTCTACACCAATTTTGTAGAAATACGTCAGCATTGTACGGGTCGTAGCCAAAACATCTAACATCATAGTCGCAATCGAGTATGTATTGGTCTAAATCCTCATAAACCGCTTGCATTTTTAGCTCAACTCCTTCGAATACTATTAAAGTTCCTTCTTTCATAAACTCAAGATACTTATCATGAAGCGCTGTTGGCAGCTTATCTAGAGTTCTTCTGGTAATGTATGAACGTGTTTTAATACCAAATTCTCCAGTTTTCAATGGAAACATAAACGTAAATGCACAAAAGTCATCTCCTCGTGATAAGTCTGCTCCCAATGAGCATGACATTCCATGAAAAACTTTATGCTTATGCGTCAAAGTTTCATGATATGGGAAATAATAGGTATAACCTTCCATTGGTATACCAAATCTTTTCGCAACAATATCATTTCTTGCAGAAGGGACTTTTTCTGCTCTTTCTACGTCATTCTGATAAGCCTCATACGATACTGTAATACCGATATTCGGATTTGCTTTAATCCATAGCTCTGGATTGTTCATTTCCTCGATTCGATCTAGTCTATACCACCAAATCGAAACGTGTGGGGCATAATAATCTCCTTTTAGTATGGAATCTAGTTCCATTTTTATGGAGTCGCCAACACCATTACGAACTGTACCTTCTGAAGAAGCACTGATGATCCAATATCCTTCTATTTTTGATGCACCTTGTTCGATTGCACCAATTGGATCTTCTCTTAATTCTCCAGATAACCATTCATCAAGAGTCGAGTATTTACATCTCAATCCCTGAAGTTTATCGATAGATAGAGGCTTAATCTCAAGTATCGAGTTCGTGAGGAGGTTTTCTATACCCTTTTTTGTAGATGCTAGCTTTTGGCGAAGAGCTTTTGAACCAGTAGTGTTCTGCATTGAGCCTTCTGTTAAAAACTTAAACAGTCGCCCTCTAGAAACTGTAATCGCAGTCTTAAATAGAGTTGTTACCTCTTCAGACTGTCTCATAGTCGGTGCTGTTGTAATTTGCTGAGTTGTATTTTTATCACATACTAACTCATAAGCCTGGTTATCTGTTAAATATACAGATTTAGCAGCGCCTCGACCGACGATTAAAAACTGCTTTTTAGTCAGTCTTCGTTTAACAATTTTCTTTTTGTACTTCTTTTCTACTGGATCATAAACGTTGTTCTCTTCAAAAAAGAACCAGCATCTAAGTTGCTCATTCCAGAGTTTGAATTCTTCTAGTACTGTTTGAGGTTCACCGTCGACAAGGGTCATTTCGCCTTCGCAAAAACGAATCCATCTTTCTACGGGTTCCCTATCATAATAATATCTTGGATCTTCGATGAGCCTATCAATTCGGTTCATCTCCATTGAGATCTTTTCGTTTACTGCACGTTCTCCTCTTATTACGGAATCTCTAAAAATACCGTAATAATACGGCACGGCAGTATTCGATAACATTTTTAGGTCTCCTTATTTTTTGATTCATCGTTCGATCTTGTATTTATTACCTTTTCTTAGGTTCAGCATTATCATCTTTCCACCAAGTGTTGCGCCTGCTGCGGCTCCAGCACCGATTGCAGGGGGCGCACCAGCTGATGCAATAGCCGACAATGTTGGAGCTGAGAGGATAATTCCAAGGCCTATAAGCTTTTCATATCCTTTAGATGTAACCCTCATTGTCGGTTCACTGTAAATCTCATACTTTGCAGCTGACGCTTTTTCAAGTAAAGATTTAATTTGTCTTGTAGCCTCTTCACTATTACGTTTAGACTCTTTAGACTTAGCGGTCTGCTCTTCTGATAGTTTTTTTAATTTATCAACCTTTTGAGCTCGTGCTTTATTAATAGCATTACTCTTTGATGGTAACTTTGCGCCGAGAACCGCTGCTCGTGCAGAGTTCCTTGATGCTGCTTTTTGATAGTCTTCGGAATCTCTTTTATTTCTTGATCTAGAAGTATCTAAATCATTGAGTCTTTTTTCCAAGCCTTTTGCATTGTTAATGTTATCAACGGACTCTGACTTGTATCTTTTTCTACCAGCGTCAGTCAATGTACCGTCTGGATTTTGATATCTTCTGATGCCCCATTTCTGACCTAAGATACCATGATGAGCTATATAGTGGTCTTCATAGTAACCTCTGTAAAAATCATTGCTCATGCCTGCACACTTACCCTTTCTTTTTCTTCTCTTTTTCTTCTTCAGCTGCTTCATCAATAAGTTTCTTCAGCTCCTTTTCAGCTTTAATCTTATTCAAAGCAAGATTTAATTCTTGAGCACTCATCTCAGATTTGTACTTATTAATGATGTCAAGATTAGCAGACTTTACAGCTTTCTCGGTGTTCTCTCGAAGCTTCTTTTTGATTTCTTCTGAGTTATCTTCAGTACCATTAACCTTCTTCATAATCTTTTCAATGGTTTCATAGCCTCTATAAGCTTTATCGGCCCAGTTGGTTAGGTCTTCAACTTTCTTCATTGCGTTGCCGATTTTTTCCCATGCTGTTTTCTCTTCTTTTGCAGCAAGACCGTATAATCTCTCTTCATAACCAATACGATTGATAGCGTCATTCATTTCCTGATTAGTCATTTGGCCTTTGTACTTTAAGATTTCAGAAGCTTTTCCAGAACGAAGAACCTGCTGTCTTTTCTCTTCATACTCTTTTGCTAACTGAGCCTGCTTTGCTTTTTCTGCTCGTGCTGCTCTGGCTTTTTCCAAAGCTGCTTTCTGCTGTTTCTTCTTTTTCTTTTCTGCATGATGCTCTTTTAGACTTGTAGCCCAACCGGCTTTTTTCTCAGCGGCTGAATGCTCTTTTGGTTCTAATGGATAAGGAGGTCCATTTTTCCGGCCCCATTTCTGGCCTAAGATGCCATGGTGAGACAAGTAATGGTCTTCATAATATCCGACATAAAAATCATTACTCATGTTTTTTACCTCTATCGAATTCTTCCTGAAGTCTCCATTTGTACTCTTTAATTATCTCCTGCATTGCCCCTAGCACAGATCCAGTAGGGGTATCGAATACTATCTTGACGCTCAAAGCCACATATGTTTGAATAATTGAATACACATTCTCCGGATCATACAACCCTTCAAGATAATCGTCCCATGTTTCTTCTTCTCCGGTAATCTTAAATCCTCCGGATGGGCCAACACCATCTTGAGCTAGGGTTGCAAATACGGTATTAATGTACAATATTAGCTGATCGTCGAAATAGCTATCGGCATCCAATGCTTTTCTAACTGAGCATAAGATGCTTGACATGTTTGTTGTTTCTTCTCCCATTTTTGAATTTCTCCTATAAATACTTACACTCTGTATTACCCGTAATCAGTTACATTTTGTGAGGGGGCAGCCAGCCTATATGCAGAAAGGACTAAGGCATAGTGTATAAATGTTTAATTACGGGCATGACAGAATGCAAGTATTTACTCGGATTCTATTCCTCGATCTTAAGGAATTTTGTCATGACGTATGCTTCGCCATTGAGTCCTGTTACTGCTTTAAACCTGATGTAAGACCACTCACCAAAGTTTTCAATAACTTCTACTTTGGAACCTTTTGGAAGCTCAGCAATAATGTTATTACCGATTTCCGGAGTTGTTCTAACGTTCAGATTTTTAAAGTCGCCATCGACAACCGCCTTAACTGTTTTAGCAGTTGGCTCTTCGGTTTCTTTTTCAGCTGGTGCTTCTTCCTCTTTTTCTTTTACAACTTCTGGTTCTGTTGTTTCATCTTTTGGTGATTCAACAGTTTCTTCAGTCTTTACTCCAAATGTTTCTGTTTCGAGACCTTCGTACTTGTTGTTTTTCCATGATTTTTTACTCATTGATTCATCCTCCATGGTGCTGTGTCATTTGGCATTCGTTCAACATACATAACATTTGTAAGTAAACGTTCATTGCCATAGTGTATTGCTTCATGAGTGTTATGAGATACACATATTACATTCTCTGGATCAAATACACATGGTCTTCGCTGAAGAATATCCTCAACAGTTATCGGATTGATGTGGTGCACAATTATTATGCCGCCAATATCTGCTCCTCTAAATCCCATATCGTAGCAATGATTTGTAAGATATGAATCTCTAACAATTATTTTGTTACGAAACATTTTCCACTCATCAGATTTATAAAGAATCTGATTTAAGTATCTTTCGTTACCGAATGTAATCTCTCCTGCTTTTCCACCAATTCTTAAATATCGATAACGCTCAATGTAAGAGTCAATTGTAATTAACTCTGAATATGACTTAGTCATCTCCGTCTCCACAATAACTTTTCATAGCTTCCATTGCTCCGCGATATAATTCTTCTGTTCGTGCAGCAGAATCGTATGCTTCCTTCTTTGCGGATAGAAGCTCGTTCTCTCTCTTAAGTTTCTCCAATTCAATCTCTCTTTCGATTGTTCCTCTTTTCAATAAATATGTGAGTAACTGAGAAGATGGTTTTGAATTTGGATCTGCGAGCATTTGCTCGGTTCGCTCATAAGCTAACTCGATGCATCTGTTCTCGTATTGCTCTGGTGTAAAAGCTGGATGAGATGGTTTTTTACTTGCCATCTTCTTTCAACCTTCCTTTAATATCTTTTTATTCTAATGCCTACCATTAAGGCAGGCCTATACTACTTTTGCGAACAGGAGATATAACTACATTAATGGACGGAGACTTTTGCAAAAATGAGCATTTGGTTTTTTAAAGTAGTACAAGCCTATCCTAATGACAGGCATTAGATCCAAAATGAAAATATCAATAATTCCCCCGGAGAAATTTTTGAG